TATTGATATACGTGAGATAAGAAACTTAAAGTTAGCTAATCAAATACTTAAATTAAAAAGAGTAGCAAAGCAGGATAGAGTTCAAAAAGAAAAAGCTGCTGCTGCTCAACAGCAAGCTCAAATAAATCAACAGTCACAGCAAATGGCTGCACAATCTAAGATGCAGCAATTCCAAATGGAAAATCAAGCGGCTATACAGCTAGAACAAGCTAAAGCTGAATTTGCAGTTAAAAAAATGCAAGGTGAAGCCTCAATAAAGGCTGAGCTTATGAATCTTGAGTTTTCACTTCAAATGAAATTAAAAGGAGTGGATATCGATATGAAAAAAATGGAGCAAGAAGGTTTGAAAAAAAGAGAAAATGAAAGAGAGAATGCTAAGTCTGCTAGAATATCTCAAGCGAATACAGAACAATCAAAACTTATAGAACAAAGAAAAAACAATTTACCATCAGTTAGTTTTGAATCCAATGAAGATAGTTTAGATGGGTTTGACCTTGCTGAATTTGAGCCAAGATAAGCTTGAAAATCAATTATAATTATATAGTAACTTTGTAAAAATTAAATCAAATGGAAATTAAAGTAAAATCACTAGACTCTGTGCCAGAAAAATCTACACAGGAAGTAGAAGAAAATCTATTAAAAAAACACGAAGAAGAAAACAACGATAAATCTACTGATGTTGTTGAAGAACAACCTGTAGAACAAGTAGCCGAAGATTCGGCAGTTGAAAGTACAACTATAAAAGACGAAGACGTTCTTTCATATATTAAAAATAGATATAATAAAGATATATCTTCAGTTGATGATTTGTTTGTTGAAAGAGAACAATCGAATGATTTACCTGAAGAAGTATCTAAATATTTAGATTATAAAAAGAATACAGGTCGTGGATTTGAAGATTTCGTAAAAGTAAATAAAAATTACGATAATTTAGATGACGATCAAGTATTAGCAGAGTACTATTCTTTAACAGAATCAGACTTAGACAAAGAAGACATTCATTATTTAATGGAAGAAAAGTTTTCTTTTGATGAAGACATTGACGATGAAAAAGATATAAAGAAAAAGAACATTGCTAAAAAAAGAGAACTTTCAAAAGCTAAGACATATCTTAATGAGTTAAAAGAAAAATACAGAACTCCTCTTGAGTCAAGTGGGAATTCTATTTCAGAAGAACAAATTAAGGAAATCGAAGCTTACAAGAGTTATATTAAAAATTCTCAATCAGCTAAAGAAGTCAATGATAAGAAGAATGAGTTTTTTGTTAAACGAACTAATGAAGTTTTTAATCCTGAATTCAAAGGTTTTGAGTTCGAAGTGGGAAACAAAAAAGTAAAATATTCTTATGGTGACGTTAATGAGATGAAGTCTAAGCAAAGTGATTTAAACAATCTAGTCAGTAAATATGTTGGCGATGATGGTTTAATAAGCGATGCTAATGGATGGCATAGAGCGCTAAGTGCTGCTATGGATCCTCAGCGATTTGCTAATTATTTTTATGAGCAGGGAAAAGCAGATGCGATTGGTGACGTTACTAAAAAAAGTAAAAACGTCAATATGTCAATTAGGCAAACTCCTCAATCAATTGGAGATACAGGTTTTAAAGCTAGACAAGTTTCAGACACAAGCGGCAGAGGGTTGAAAATTAGAAGTAAAAAAAAATAAGTTAAAAATTAAAAAATTATTATTATGGCAGTAGATGCAGTACCTGGGTTTGACTTACAACCAAGTTCAGAACAGGTTTTATTACAGACAAACTACATTACTAACTTTGATTTCTTAAACCAATATCTTCCAGATACTTACGAGAAAGAATTCGAACGTTACGGTAATCGTACAGTAGCATCATTCTTAAGAATGGTAGGCGCTGAAATGCCTTCTAACTCTGACCTTATCAAATGGGCTGAGCAAGGAAGACTACACACTAAATATGCTGATGTTGTATCAGACAAAGCGCCAGGAGCGCCTACGGCAACTCTAACTATTAACGATGTATTAGTACCTGGTTCAGGTTCTATCGCAATTCGTGTTGGTCAAACAATTATGTTGTCTGACAGTTCAGTTGCTTCAACTAATAGTAACAAAGCAATTGTAACGGCAGTAGATACTGCAAACGGAACAATTGACGTAGCTTACTATGAGTTAGCAGGTCAAACAATGGCAGCAGCAGTAAAATGTTCTTTATTTATCTATGGTTCTGAGTTTCAAAAAGGAGCTATTGGAATGCAAGGACAGTTAGAAGCTGATGACAGTATTTTCCAAAATTCACCAATCATCATCAAAGATCACTACGCAGTAAGTGGTTCTGACATGGCTCAGATTGGATGGATTGAAGTAACAACTGAAAATGGTGCTACAGGATACTTATGGTATTTGAAATCAGAGCATGAAACTAGACTTCGTTTTGAAGACTATTTAGAAACAGCGATGGTTGAAGCAGTACCAGCAGAAGCAGGTTCAGGTGCAGCAGCAATTGTAGAAGGTGTAGCTTCAGGTGTAGGTAACAAAGGTTCAGAAGGACTTTTCTATGTTATTGAAGAGCGTGGAAATGTATGGAGTGGTGGTAACCCAACAACTCTTGCAGATTTCGATGCAATTATTCAAAGACTTGATAAGCAAGGTTCTATTGAAGAAAACGTAATTTTCTTAAACAGAGAGTTTGGATTTGACATTGATGATATGTTAGCGTCTCAAAACTCATATGGTAACCCAGGTGGTACATCATATGGTCTTTTTGACAATGACGAAGAAATGGCTCTAAACTTAGGATTCTCAGGATTCCGTAGAGGATATGATTTCTACAAAACAGACTGGAAATATCTTAACGACCCAACAATGCGTGGTGATATCGTTGGTGGAGCTATCAATGGGGTATTAGTACCTGCAGGTTCTACAACTGTATACGACCAAGTATTAGGAAAGAATGCTAAGCGTCCTTTCTTACACGTTCGTTACAGAGCTTCAGAAACTGAAGACAGACGTTACAAAACTTGGATTACAGGTTCAGCAGGTGGAGCAGCTACTTCTAGCTTAGATGCTATGGAAGTAAACTTCTTATCTGAAAGAGCTTTATGTACTTTAGGTGCTAACAACTTCTTTATCTTTAAATAAGATAAGAGTATAATTATGTAGTAGTTGCCCTCGTTGAAATGACGAGGGTAATTATTACTTTTATTAAAATTTAATCGAAATCAAATGAAAAAAAAGAAACAATCTTTTGTAGATAAAACCTACAAACTTACCAGAGACAAAGCTCCATTGAGCTACACAATTCCGTCAAGGAATACAAGAAGAAGTACATTATTATATTTTGACGAAGAGACTGGAACAAACAGGTCTATGCGTTATGCTAAAAATCAAAAAAGTATTTTTGAAGATGAGCAAGATGGTAATGTAATTTTAGAGCCAATTATTTTTGAAGATGGCTTTCTAAGAGTAGAAAAACAAAACCAAATATTACAAAAATTTTTATCACACCATCCAGCTAACGGAAAAGAATTTGTTGAAGTTGACAAAGAAAGAGACGCTAGTTTAGATGTTGATTTCTTAGATGTGGCATTAGAAGCTCAAGTTTTAGCTAAAGATTTAGATATTGAAATGCTAGAAACAGTTGCACGAATTGTAGTGGGACTTAGAGTTGATAACTTAACGTCTGCTGAATTGAAAAGAGATGTTAGAATGTTTGCAGGAAGATATCCTGAAGACTTTATGGAGGCTTTAAATGATCCTTTATTAAAACTTCAAAATAAATGTGCTAAATTTTTTAGTGAAGGTTTATTAGTTTTAAAGAATAAAAAGGATGTTTATTACAACTTAAAAGGAAATAAGAAAAAATTACTTACAGTTCCCTACGGTGAAGACCCTTTATTTATACTAGCGTCATTTCTTCAGAGTGATGAAGGGCTAGAGGTAATGAGAATATTGGAAGACAAGCTATAACCAATATAAAAAAATAGGCTTTTACCTGAAAGGGGCTTCACAAAAAATGAAGCTCCTTTTTTTGTATCTTTGTGAAAAGATTAATAGGTATGATAAATACAGTAAGAGCTACCGTCCTTTCTATCGCAAATAAAAATAATTACGGTTATATAACACCTAATGATTTTAACTTATATGCAAAGCAAGCACAATTAGATATTTTTGAAGATTATTTTTATCAATATAATTCACAGATAGTAAAACAAAACGCTAGAGTTTCAGGATCAGGGTACGCAGATATTTTAAAAGGAATAGAAGAAGTTGTTGATAGTTTTTCATCTACTAAATCTTTAGTGACAAGTGGGCTAAATACCTACGATATGCCTGAAGATTATTATTTAATGAACAAGATAAATTACTATCCATTGTTTATTACGCAAGGTGCAGTTACAGTAGTTTCTCAAGATAGAATAGTAGACCAAAATGCAGACTTTATAGCCGATGGTGTTCAGCCAGGAATGTTAATTGTTAGTGTTACAAACCCACTTGACCCTTCAGTAATTGTTACAGGTGATAGTGCTTTTGTTGTTAGTGTTGATAGTGTAAATCAATTAACAATATCTTCAAATATAGGTATTGTTCAGAATCAAGGTTATGCTATTTTAAGTACATCAAGAATAACTGAAGTTGAAAGAGTTTCTCAAAACAAAATATTTTATTTGAATTCATCACCTTTAACTCAGCCGAATTCAACATTTCCAGCTTATGTTTTAGGTGGAGCAAATAGTACTGTTTATGGAAATACCATTACTGTATATCCAAACACTTTAACAACAGAAGGAACAATTATAGGTCAATATATCAGATACCCTAAAGATCCTAATTGGACATATTTTAATATCATTACAGGAGGAGAACCTAGTTTTGATGAAACAGCTCCTGATTATCAAGATTTTGAATTGCCTGATTCTGACCAGACTAATTTAGTCAACAAAATTCTTCAGTACGCAGGAGTGTCTATAAGAGAAGCGCAATTAGCACAATTCGGAAAAATGGAAGAAAAGGAATCAGACCAACAAGAAGGATAAATTATGGCATATATAACAGAATATCAGTATTACGAAAATACAGGAAACCCAAGCACATTAGATGAAAATTGGGGTTCATATCAATATGTATCATTAAATGACATTGTAAATAATTTCATTTTAATGTATGTTGGAAATGATAAGTTGATAAATAATGTTGAAAGATTTAATATTATATTTCACGCTAAAAGAGCTATTCAGGAGTTGAACTACGATTCAATGAAAGAAATTAAAGTTTTAGAATTAGAAGTTTGTGATACATTAAGATATGTATTGCCACATGACTATGTAAATTGGGTTAGAATTTCTTTATACAAAAACGGAACATTACTACCACTAACTGAAAATATACAAACAAATTGGAGCGATGCGTATTTACAAGATAATAATTGTAGAATACTATTTGACCATGAAGGTAAAATACTAAAACCATCTACTTCAACTGTAGACTTACAAAGAATTACAGGTGGTAAGAAAAGTATTTACTTAAATGAACAAAGTCAATACAATGGACAAGAGGGATATTTTTATAATGGCCTTTGGTATTTTGAGTACCCTGTAGGTGCAAGATATGGATTGAACACAGAAACAGCAAATGCAAATCCTACTTTTAAAATAAACAAAAAGTCAGGAGTAATAAACTTTAGTTCTGACATGGCAGGTGAGCTTTGTGTATTAGAATATGTATCAGATGGTATGGAAAATGGAGTTGACTCAGAGATAAGCGTTAACAAGCTTTTTGAAGAGTTTATTTATTCATATATGAAATTTGTTATTCTTTCAAGTAAATATGGAATACAAGAGTATATCATAAATAGAGCTAGAAAGGAAAAATCAGCCCTTCTAAGGAACGCAAAATTAAGATTGAGCAATATACATCCAGGGAGATTATTAATGAATCTAAGGGGACAAAACAAGTGGATAAAATAATATGGCTAAGATTCAAAAGAACTTTGTTGCAGGTAGAATGAATAAAAGCATTGATGAACGACTAGTTCCTCAAGGCGAGTACATAGATGCATTAAATGTAAGATTGGGTTCTACAGAAGGTACTGAAATAGGTGCTGTAGAAAACTCAAAAGGAAATGATTTAGTAGTTGAGTTAGAATTTTTAAATCAACCATTAAGTCTTAGCGCTAGATGTATTGGTGCTTATGAAGATGGTGCAAACGAAACTATTTATTGGTTTGTACACGACAAGGCAAATACTTTGTCATCTACAGGAAAAGTAGATTTAATTGTTTCTTATAATACAAGAACGTTTGTTTTATTTTATCACGTAGTATCTACTTCTATATTAAATTTTGATGAAGATTATTTAGTTAACGGAGTTAATTTAATAGGTGACTTATTGTTTTTTACAGACAACATAAATCCTCCTAGAAAAATAAATGTAAATAGAACTTATTTAAGGCCAAACAACGTTACAACAGTTGATGAAATTACAGAGCAAGATATAGGGGTTATATTAGCCCCTCCATTAAATCCCCCAACTTTAGATAGTTATCAATTAGGTGGTGGTGAAAATTACATGGAGCAACTTTTTTTAAGCTTTGCTTATAGATGGCAATATGAAGATGGAGAGTATTCAGCTTTATCACCGTTTAGTCAAGTTGCTTTTACCCCAGGGCCGTTTGAAATAAATTATGACACCTATGATAATGATGGAATGCTTAATCAGTTTAATACTACTGATGTTACATTTAATACAGGTGGTAAAAATGTAAAAGATATAGATGTAATATTTAAGTTTAGCACAAGTCAAACGGTTAATGTTATTGAAAGATTTAACAAGATAAATGAAGGTTGGCAAGACGATACTTTTCAAACATTACCTTTTACTAATAAAAAAATATTTACAACTTTACCTGAAGCTCAGTTGCTTAGACTGTTTGATAACGTGCCTAAAAAGGCTCAGGCTCAAACAATTATGGGTAATAGATTAATGTATGGTAATTATGTTGATGGATACGATGTTGTTAACTCACAAGGTAAAGAGATATACTTAGATTACAACTTATCTTTAATATCAACGGATCTTACTGCAGACGAAATTGACGGAACACTATCACCTGTTACATATACAATAGAAGGAAGTAGTGTTAATGTAAGCAATGCAAAAACAACAATTGATTTTAGTGGTTTAGATTTAGTAGCAGGCTCACAGATAGGTATTGATTTTTCTTACGAAAGCAATACTTTTGGTGGAGATGCATCTTATGATGATGGAACACAACCTGAAAACTCATATGAAAGGACTTTTCTTTTTAATATACAACAAGATTATCCAAGTGTTTTTGCGTTAGTTACAAGTGCTGAGTTTATAAATGCTGTTAGCGACTTTGTTCCTATAGCCGACTCTAGCTGTTTTAATGTTTGCCAATCAAATTGTACTTCTGGAAGCAGTCAAACTGACCTTTTAAATTGTGGCGTAATTACTAAAAATGAATGGGAGTATGTGGGATTCGGTATAACAGGTACACCACAAGGTATATTAATTGAAGCATCACAGGGTAGTGATGAAGTTTCTTTTACTTTTCCAGCTTTAAAATTCGAACAATATGACCAAACGCAAAACCCTCCAACACCAATGGGGGTATTTGCTTATGAGTATTTAGGAGCTATAGATGCAACAGGTTTATACGCTAAAGATAGTTCAAAACAATCCTTGCATAGTAATAGAGATTACGAAATAGGAATTGTATACATGGATGAGTATGGAAGAAGTA